GAAATGTGTTAATCTTGGTTGCATAAGATATAATGCAATTATTATAAGGAGATAACATGTACGGTAAAATGTATGGTAAGCCTAAAAAGAAAAAGGGCAAAAAAAAGAAAAAAAGAATGTAATGGCACACGAGACGCGTAAGAAGAATCTATTAAAGAAGCATGGACTATCAGGTGTTAACAAACCAAAACGCACACCAAAACATCCTAAGAAGTCGCATGTTGTTTTAGCTCAAGAAGGACATACTTTAAAGTTAATTAGATTTGGACAACAAGGTGTCTCAGGTGCAGGTAAAAATCCTAAGTCAGCTAAAGACAAAGCTAGAAGAAAATCTTTTAAGGCACGCCATGCTAAAAATATTAAAAAAGGAAAGATGTCTGCTGCCTATTGGGCAAACAAGACAAAATGGTAGAGGAGATATATTATGGCAAAAAAGAAACCAGCAAGAAAACCAATAAACGCAAAGACAAAAGCAACTTTGCAAAAGAAAGCTGCAAACTCTAAATATACTTATGGACAGCTTGCACAAGTATACAGAAGAGGACAAGGAGCATATTTATCATCAGGTAGTAAGTCAGCTTCCATGGCTGCTTGGGCTATGGGGAGAGTTAATAGCTTTATTAGGGGTGGTCATTCTCAAGATAATGACATAAAAAAGAAGGGCAAATCTAGTGCCAAAAAGAAAAAATAAATATGAAAAAGGTGTTCCTGCTAAATATCTTAAGAATAAAAAGAACCCTAAATCAAAGGTCGCGGCTGAGATTAGAAGAACAGCTAAGGCGTACAAAGAGGGTAGATACATAGATTTGAAAGCTGTACAGAAATCAAGAGCAACAAGAAAGAAAAAAAAATAATGGATGAAACAGAAATTGAATATTCAGGTAATCCTAATTGGGCAGGTGATGATTGATGGCTAAAACTGTAAGTTGGATGTGGAAGGGTAAAAGGTATTATGGTACGCTCATTAGAGAAACTAAGACACATAAGTTTGCTAGAACAAAAAACGGAAAAATAAAGAAAATTAAAAAATGAAAGTTAAAGGCGTAGATATATCAAAACTTACTAAGTCTCAACAAAAGGCTATGAAAAAACATTCCAAACATCATACAAAAAAACATATGCAATATATGTACAACAGTATGAGAAGAGGTAATAGTTTTAGTAAAGCACATGTAAATGCACAAAAGAAAGTAGGTAAGTAATGCCAAAAAGTAATGGTAACTATTCTGAAGCACAGAAAAAAATTGCACGAGTTGCTCCACCATTTGACAAAATAACTGGTGCTGATTTTAAAAAATTACGACAAAGCGGTAAACGAAAAAAGAAAAGCTAATGGCTAATTTATTTAGTGAGCCTAAAGCACTCAAGAAATGGGCGATTGCATTAGCTAACGCTTGTGGTGGACAAGAAGTACAGCAATCAAGTATAAAATTAAATCAACATAATGTTGCAAAAGTAGATAAATTGTTAGAACAATTTGTTATAGATTACAACTTTAATATGCAAACTATGAATGAAGTAAGAGCAAAACAAGAAGAAGAATGAAAAAATCATATTGGATAAGATTTAAAAATAGTGATTTTAAAAAAGATAAAGAATTAGTTTACAAGATGTTAACTGATTTAAGAATAAAAGAAATGGATATTAATGCCTAATTTAGTTTGTGTATCTCCAGAATGCGACAATGCATTACCTAAAGGTAAAAGAAAATATTGTTCTGATACTTGTAAATGGAGAGAACAAAAAAGAGTACATAGAAATGCAAAACAAAATAGAGAATACAAACCAGAAGTAAAAAAAGTAAATAAATCTAAAGTAGCTACAACAAGACGAGGTGCTTTGTATGACAAGTTTGTAGAAGAAGGTTATGCATTAGATTTGATAAACGGAACAATGAAGCGTAATGCAATAGCAGAATTACTAGGTTGTACTCCAGCACATATTTCTAGATTACTTGGTGCATATCAAGAAGATATAGAACAAGCTGCACAAACTAAAAATTGGAAAAAATCAGAAGCTACATTACAAGCAGAAAAAGATTTTCAAGATTTTAGAGATATGTATTTTCAAACAGAAAAAGGTGAGTTGTTTGAAACAGCAGACTTTCATAAAGTATGGATAGACTCAATTATAAAAGCTATAGAAACAGGTGGACAACAAATGATTTTATCTCCACCTAGACATGGCAAAACAGAATTACTTATACACTTTGTAGTTTGGCTTATATGTACTAATCCTAATATTAGAATTATGTGGGTTGGTGGTAATGAGGACATTGCAAAAAACTCTGTGTCATCAATTATGGATACATTAGATAACAATGACAAATTAAAAGAAGCATACTGTGGACCAGGTGGTAGTTTTAAACCAGCAAACAGAACTGGTAAATCTTGGTCACAAAATCAATTTTCTGTTGCAACAAGAACTATACCTGGTATTAAATCACCTACAATGATTGGAATTGGTAGAGGTGGTAAGATTCTATCTAGAGACTGTGACATTATTATTGCAGACGACATTGAAGACCACAGTTCTACAATGCAACCTAAGTCTAGAGAAAACACAAAACAATGGTGGACAACAACATTAGGTTCTAGAAAAGAAGAACATACAGCTATGGTCATTATTGGTTCAAGACAACATCCAGAAGATTTGTATTCATCACTTTTAAACAATACAGCTTGGGAAACAATAGTAGAAGAAGCACATGATAGCATGTGTGCAATACCAGAGTTTGATGAAGACAAACATACAGATTGTATGTTATGGGGTAGTTTCAGAACTTTTAAATGGTTAATGAATAGAAAAAATGACGCATTAACTACAGGTGGACTTAGGAACTTTGAAATGGTTTATTTAAATAAAGCAATAGCAGAAGGTCTTAATATATTTAATCCTGAAATAATAGAACAATGTTATGACACATCAATACCTCTTGGTTATATACCACAACAAAGTTATTTAGTTGCAGGTCTTGACCCTGCTGCTACAGGATATCAAGCAGGTTTTTTATGGGCTGTAGAAACAGAAAGCGGTAAACCTAAGCTAACAATGGTTGATTTAGAAAATCATCAAGGTGGAGGTCTAGATGAAGCATTAGAGCTTATGAAAAAATGGTATGACAAATATAATTGTTATCATTGGGTCATAGAAGAAAATGGTTTTCAAAAAGCTATTAGACAAGATGAAAGAATAAAAAAGTTTGCAGCAACACAAGGTATTAAACTAGAAGGACACGAAACACATAAAAACAAATGGGACGAAAAATTTGGTGTTACATCTTTAGCTCCTATGTTTCAAGAAGGTGTAATAACATTACCTTTTGGTGATGATGAAGGAATATCTAAATCTATACTATACACAAAGCAACTGACATATTTTGCGTCAAAAGGTCAAGGTAAAAGAGGTATGGCATCAGATGTTGTAATGGCATCATGGTTTCCTATGAAAACTGTAAGAACATTGACTAGACTAACATATGCTGATTTGTCCTATGATTACGCACCAAGCTATGATAATTATGATACTATGGATTGGAACGAGTTACCTTGGAGTTAAATAAGTGACACCAGAACAAATATTGGACAGAGCTGTATATCTTAGACATATGCACAGAGATGCATTACCTGATAGACATAGATTTAAAAGCATACTAAATGGTGGAGAAAAAGGTATAGCAGAACTTTTAGGTACAACAAAAGTAGATAGTGGTAACTTACCAGCACCTAATTTAATGTTATCTGCATTAGATAGATTAGCTCAAAAAATAGGCAAAACACCATCTACAGAAGTACAAATAACAAATGCTAGAGATAGTGGTCGTAACAAAGTTAAAAAAGAAAAGTTAGAAAGAATTATTACATCTTATGACAATATGCAAAAACTTGAGTTACAACTACCACAAGTTGCTAGATGGTTACCTGGTTATGGATTTGCAGTATGGGTAATTACAACTAAGAAAGACACAAACGGAAATATATATCCTTGTGCAGAGTTAAGAAATCCTTATGATTGTTACCCTGGTTATTTTGGTAATATGCAAGAACCACAAGAACTTGTTATTGTTTCTAACATACCTCTAAAAGAATTAATAAAAATGTACCCAGAACTTAAATCGTGGTACAACACACAAGACGAAGATAGAGAAAATAACCCAGCAGGAATATATGGACTAAATGATAACGAAGGTAGTTGGGCTAACTCAGGTGAAGATGGAGATGTAATAATTGAATACATGAATCCTGAAGGTACATATGTTGTACATCCAGCTTCTAAAAAGATTGTTGATTTTGTACCTAATCCTCTCAAATCAGGACCAGCATTTGTTGTTGCTAAAAGATTTAGTTTTGATAAATTACAAGGACAGTTTGACCAAGTTATAGGTTTAATGGCAGCTATGGCAAAAATAAACATTTTATCTGTTATAGCTATGGAAGATGCAGTTTTTACAGAAACAAACATTATTGGCGAAATAGAGTCAGGTAAGTATAGAAAAGGTAGACATTCTATCAACTATTTAGCTCCTGGTTCTCAAGTAGTAAAACCAATTACTAATTTGCCATATCAGTTGTTTGAATCTGTAGGAAGACTCGAAAGACAATTAAGAGTAGTAGCAGGTTATCCAGTTCAAGATGATGCAATATCTCCTAATTCTTTTGTAACAGGTAGAGGTCTAGAAGAACTAGAGTCTGGCGTAGGTCAGATGGTATCTGAATACCACACTATTTTAGAATATGCGTTACAAGAAGTAGATGCAAAGCGTCTTGAGCTAGATGAAATTTTGTTAGGTAACAAACGTAAACCTATGACAGGAACATACAAAGGAGCATCCTTTGCAGAGTTTTATACTCCAGATAGAGATATTGATAGCAACTATATGACTAAAAGAAAATATGGTGCTATGGCTTCTTTTGATGCACCTAATAAAATAATTACTGGTTTGCAATTATTGCAAGCAGGAATTATAGACAAAGAAACAATGCAACAAGAAATGGATGGATTAGATAATATAGTTCAAATTAATGAAAGAATAACAAAACAAAAAACAGAAGAAATATTATTCCAAATGTTATTGCAACAATCACAACAAGGTGATACAAAAGCAATGATGGCTGTTGTTGAAATATATAATAATCCAAAAGCTATTGGTAAAACACTAGAGAAATTCTTTTCAGCAGTAGGTGAAGAACCATCTCCTGAAGAACAAGCAATGTTACAACAATCACAACAAGCACAAGCAGTACAAC